AATCGAAAATCAAAAAGAGGAGTTCCTAATTAGACGTGCTGATGGCACTGCTGTTGTAGCAGTCCCAGCAGGTGAAGAATATAATTATCTTTGGGATCATAACGACGCATCATGATTGAATCAATACTAAAAAATGAACTCTACATGGGTTACATCTTTGGTATCATGATTATTGGTGGATTTATCCGTGAATATCATGTGCTAGAAGATGTTTATTCCCTTGCTAAAAAATATGTAAAAGATAATCGTTTGATTATTCTGATTACATCACTCCTTGGTGGTGTGCTACCTATCCCTGGACGTGTTGCTCTGTCAGCACCACTCCTAGATGCTATTGCACCACCAGACAAAAAGAAGCGTAGTGCCTATGGCATTATTGATTATCTTTCTACTCACCACTACTACTGGTGGTCTCCTCTTGAGAAAACTGTAGTCCTTCCGATGGCAGTTCTTGGAGTATCTTACTCAACATTCCTTGGAATGATTTGGATTCCTCTAGCGATCACTCTTGGATATACTTTCTGGTATATCTTCAGCAAGATTGACCCAGACCGCGTTGATGTTCTCGCTAATGTTCGTGAATTCAATGCTCTTCGTGCCTTCAAAGGTTGGGCACCTATGATCGCCACGGTGATCTTCCTGCTGAGCTCTGGTAAGGATGGAGCAATCTTCTTCTTCCCTTGGTTTGCTGCTATGGCAATCTACTATAGTATCCTCTGTAAAGATTGGAAGTGGGGTCGTTGGTTGGATGGTAAGTTCGCTATCGTGGCAACCATTGTTCTTGCTCTTGGTGGTGTAGTTGAGTTACTCAATGCTCCTGTAAAGGAATATCTAAGTGCTGCTACTCCAGAAACACTTATTCCTGTTTCTATTGTTGCTGCTGTTGCTGCTTGGGTTATGGGATCTTCTGGTAAGTATGCTGGTATGGCATCTTTGCTCACTAAGATCTTCGGTCCTCAGTATCTCGTATGGTTTCTCTGTACCGAGTATGCTGGTTACCTTCTGTCCCCCGCTCATAAGTGTTTGATGATCGGTCAGCAGTATTTCGGCACACCCATAAGGAAGTATTATAAGGTAATCGGTGGATTGTGTGCTATACTAGTAGGGTACGCAGGACTGGTAACCTTCCTTCTATGACCAAACCCACTGTCATCCTTGAACGCTCCCCTTATCGTTATGTCCAGTGTGGTCTCCTAGAGATCAATGGCAAACCTGACTACCGTATCCAAAAGTTCAACGAATGGACCAAGCGTTATACAGACATGTATTTGCTTGATAACCAGATGCAACTTGATGTATGCTTAGAAGATCCTGAATATACTAAGTGGTTAGATCCTGACCCTGAGGTTGGTGCTTACCGCAAGTTTGACTAGTCTCGGGATGACTCTAAAAGCGCCCTGGTCGGGATGGTCTTTTGACCCCTGGGTTTCTTACTTCCTAAAAGTAAGTGGTGCGGATGGGAATACTCCCGCCTGGTTTCTTGCTTCCAGTTAAAGAGCAAGTGGTGGATCCAAATGACCCCTTCCGTGTGGTTGATTTCCTGTTTCTCAACTGAATAAAAAACAGGTGGCGTGCATGTGTCCTGGGGATTGACCTCCCCATTTCCTGCGGGTGTAGTTCAGCGGTAGAACGCTATCCTTCCAAGTTAGATGTCGTCGGTTCGAGTCCGATCACCCGCTTATTTTTCATAACATAAATAGGAAAAGCAATAGTATCCACCGTAGTTGGTTAAGTTAGATGGCTGAACGCTTTCCTCTCGTTGTTAATCCTATATCTAGGAAAATTGAAGAAATTAAAGAGACAGACAGTTTAGAACTTACTGGAAATGGCATTAGTATTTCTGGTAGTACTGGAACTTCTACTCAATATCTAAAGAGTACTGGATCTGCGGAACTGGAATGGGCAGATCCATTTGTAGAAATTTCTACTCGCTCTAGTTTTTCGTTAAACAATCTAACTGTTAACGGAACTTTGACAACAACGGGAGTGTTAGATGTTGGTACTAATGCAGTAGTTTCTGGAACTCTGGGTATTGGTACTAGTGCTACTGTTGGTACAGACCTTTCCATTGGAAATAATACAACGATAGGTGGTACACTAGGAGTAACATCAAATACTACTATAGGTGGTACATTAGATGTAACATCAAATGCAAGTGTTGGTGGAACATTAGAAACTGGTGGAAATCTTACAGTTGATGGTTCGTATCTTGTAAAGGATATTGGTGGAACAGTACAATTTAAAACTAATGCTAGTGTGTTAGCTTTGAATGATGATTTTGAAACAGGATCACCCACAGAAACAGTTTCGTTGTTAGTTAGGAGAGGTGATGAAAGATCTACTGGAATTAGATGGAGTGAATTCTTTAAAAGATGGCAGTTTAGTAACGACGGACTTACATACTATAATATTCTACTTCCAACAGAGACTGTTTCTGCTGCTGCTGACGAGTTTGGTGCATCTGCAGACCCTGATAGATACAACATATCGTCTACTGAAACTATTATCCAAAGTTCGGAAAGTTTCTTAGAAGTAACATTAGAAAATTCTTCCGACATTCAGTTCTTTACTCTTAATCACTCTGTAAAAATCTTTGGTGCAAGCACAACAATTCCAGCATTGCTTCCAGCAGCACCAGCAGTTGGATCTACTAGTTATACTGCATCAAATGAAGAAAGCACTTTCAATGATGAGACAATTCCCCACTCTTTCTATGCTTATGCAGTAGCTGCTTTTAAGTTGGATAATGGTGATATAAGTTCTTATACTTCATTCAATACTATCATTGAAAATTTGGCAAGTGATAGAATGAATGAAGCAAACTATAACAGTCTTGTTATTAATAGAGCTTCTCAAACTGGTATTCTTGTTTATAGAGGTGAGTTTAGCACACAAGCAGATGCTCAAGCAGCAATTAATAATATTGAAACTTCTGGAAATAGTTCTTTTAAACTTATTAATGTATTAGCAACGAAAGAATTCCCTAGTGATGCTCTTACTGCACAGTTTATTGACTATGGATCTTATGATATTCCTCTTTGGAGTGCAAAAAATTCTGATGGAACATTTAAAGAAGAAGTACACTTCCCATTAAATCCACCTATTACTCCCAAGAGAGGGTGGGCTGTTGCTGGCATTAGAGACTTGGATCAACTTGATGGTACTTTTGTTATTGATATTCCAGGATTGATAGGAGATTCCAATGGATATCAAATTTATCTTTATCACGATGATACAGAGAACATTCAATCTGCTATTAATCAGACTGCATTGGAAGGAAGAAACTATCTAATTATTCCTGGTGGTACGTATTTATTAGATCACATTAAATTGCCAAGTGGTTTTACTCTTGGTGGACTGAACGATGCTACAGTTTTCAAAAAGCAATATTGGTCTACTACAAACATCAATTCTTCTACTTATGATGGTTTGAAAAACTCTATGTTCTTTAGTGATACATTTGATGCTACTGTTCCATCTAGTCAATGGACTTTATCTGACTTTACGATGAGAGATTTAGTTATTGATGGTAATGGTGTAAATCAAATCTTATATGATGTTAGTAGCTTAGGAGATGAAACAAATAATTGCATGGTTGGTTTACCAAATAGTAGTTTCCTTAGATTAATCAATATTAAAATTAGAAACGTTTCTGGTCCAGCATTGTTTGCTGAAGGTTCTACCAACTTACAGATTTCTGGTTCTACTTTCCTCGATGGTATGCAAACAGAAAGATATGGTACTCCTTGTGTACTGATGTCTGACTGTGAGAATACAACAATTGGATCTTCATTCTTTAGAAACTTCCCAGGAGCACTTGATTTTACAACTAATCAGGTTCTTGCTATGTCTGGTAACGTTATTAGAAGTTGTGGTGCTGGTATTCAGATTTATGGATCTGTTAATACTGACGTTCTTGATAACATTATCCTAGGTCCAAATGATGAATACATTCCAGTTCCCGACTTGTATGATACTGATTATGATGGTGTTAATATTTCAGTCTATCCTGGTATTGAATCTCAGACTCCAGTGTATCAGTATCAATCTGAAGGACAAAATGTAGATCTCAGTGAAACTGTTATTACTTTTAATGTATATCAAGCAACGGTTACTAATGGAATTGAAAGTGTTGACTTAGCTAACCCACTTTCTGATGTACAATTTTTATACTTCAATCCAATTGACGAGAATTTAGATCCTCAGGATGATATTAGTGTAGGTCAAATTAGATTTAAACTAAGTTCTGATGCTAGTTCTAATATTCCTGCAGCATCTACTGGAAGTTATCTGGTTTATTCTATAACTGGTATTGATTATAAGAATATTGGAAATGATATTGAAACAGTTCTTGATACTGGAGAACTTTCTGGAACTACTCCAGAGTCTTATATTGTTACTGTTACAAATGAAAATGCTTTCAATGCATTAATTATTGGTGATTATGTTAGATTAGTATCGCATGATTATAGTCCAGATTCTGGTGTTAATGTCTGGAAAATTCTAGACAAAATCGTTGATACTGAAAACAAAATTGAATTAGAACCATATCAGGAAGATGCTGATGGCAATCTTTCTCTAGTAGAAGTTACTGATATTGGATCTGCTATTGCTCCAGGGGGAGGATATTTACAACTGAGAGAAACATTTATTATTGCTAAGGGAGTTATCTCCAGAGTCCAGTAATCAAATTATAAATACACCAAGATACCAAGCATTTGCTATAAAAGTTAGGGAGCAAAAATGGCTGCTGTAAATAATAATTCATCAACTGTTATTATCGGAAGGACTGCCCCAGTCCCTGCTGGACAACAGACTTCTGCGAAGTCAATTCCAGTAGTTATTGCGAGTGATCAATCTGCTATTCCTGTTGAAGAACAGAATAAGCAACAATCCGAAGTTGCTCTTTCTCTACTTGGTATTCCAAGATCGGAAGTTGCTCTTGGTATTTTTGCTGATGTTAACACATATGATGTCAACCCAACAGAATGGACTGCTTATCCAGAGCAGTTTACATCTCTTGCTCAATACCAACCAGGCGGAAATATTCTTCTTGAAAAGTATTCTGGATATGGTGGAGATCAAGACTGGGGTCTAACTCACATCGCTGAAGAAGCAGGTGCTATGATTGAAGCACCATCCGATGAATACTCTATTCTTACATCAAAGAGATTCTTCCGTTATCAGCCTGGTCGTGTTTCTGCTGCTACCTTTGGTGTAAAACTAAACAGAGGACCATATACTATTACCGCCAATGATCCAGCATTCAAAGCTGTTAGAAACCCAACAATTAAAAAGTATGGAATCTTTGATAAGTTTGATGGATATTATTTTGAATCTAAAAATGATGGATATGGAGACAACTTCTCTGTAGTAAGAAGAACGCAGTCTATCATTAGAGATAATCCACTTCCTTTCAGCACTACTGCTGGTTATCAAACTGAAGACTATGCGTGGGTTGGTGTAGCACAGGTAGAATCAAATGCTCCAACATATTCAAATGCATATGATATTCTCAAAGCAAATAAGAGATTCCTTCAAGAAGTAGCAGCAAACTTTATTGGAACAGAAGGTCAGGGTGCTGAGACATTAGATGGTCCTGATGTAATTGATGGTGGTACTGGTCCATCTTATTACACTCCAACTGCTGCTACGTATACTCCAGCGACTGGAGAATTGAGTCTTACTATTGGTGCTCACAGTCATGAAGTTGGAGACACTGTTCTATTAGAACCAAATTCTTTAAGTTTCACTTGTACTAGTGATGGAAACCAAGTTGCAAAGTCATATCCTAGAGCAAGTGGAGATGATGGAACTCAGTATGGAGCTGGAGATAATAGAGGAGAACCAGATCCAGCATACAATAAAGATTTAAAAATCCTTGCTGTTACTGGTACTACTATTACAATCAATGTTGGTATCTCTTCTGATACTGCTGCTCATAATTTCACTGGAGCATCTGCAGATGCTGTTGCTATCTATTCTACACAAAATGCTGAGTGGGATAAGTGCCGTAGAGATGCTGGTCTAGTTATTGAAGGTCTTCTGCATGACCTTAAGTATGGTGGAAATGCTAGCACTGTTTATAATACATATAGATTCTTTAACAAAACAGATTTAGATAACATTCGTCTTTATGTTGATGATTCTTCTCAGGAAGTTCTGAGATATACAGCAATTCGTAAAGCAATTAGTGATATTCTAGGTCGTTCTACAGTACAATATTTTACTCCAGGTGCAGGTACAAGTTACGATCCTGCTACTGGAGATTTAGAACTTTCTATTGGATCTCACAGTCTTGTTCCTGGACTTAGAGTACAACTTGCTGCAAACTCATTGATCTTTACATGTGATACTGATCCATCAAAACCAAAGTCTTACCCTAGAGCAACAGGTGAAGACGGATCTCTAGTGACTCCTGGAGCAAATAACAACATCGGTAATCCAGACCCAGCATATAATAGAGCAATTGAAATTACTGCAGTAACTGGTACTACTATCACCGTTAATGTTGGTATCTCGTCTGATACTGCGGCACACCAATTTGTAAGTGCTGATACAAATGCAGTTAAAGCATATCGTCCAACATATTATACACCAACAAATACTGGAAGCACTACAGCATATGATCCAGCAACTGGTCTTCTAACTCTTACCATTGGTAATCATAGTATTGAGGCAGGATCTTCTATTTTACTACAACCAAATTCACTTAGTTTCACTTGTACTAGTGATGGAAACCAAGTTGCAAAGTCATATCCTAGAGCAAGTGGAGATGATGGAACTCAGTATGGAGCGGGTGATAATACTGGAAGACCTGATCCAGCATACAAGAGAGGAATTAGAGTTGAATCTGTAACAGCAACATCTATCACTATTAATGTTGGCATCTCATCTGATACTGCTGCACATACATTCACCGCAGCTGCTTCTAATGCTGTTATAGCATATGCTCCTACAGCACCATACTATAGCGATCTCAAAGGATATGATGCGTATGCTGGTGCAACTAATACTTTACCTATTTCAGAACAGGGTGCATATGATGCTGCAGCATCTCTCTTAAGTATTCTTACTACTGCTCTCACTGGTGCTGGTAACTACTCATCTATTCCATCTCCAACAGGATCTGCTGCTGGTGAGATGTGTGTTTATAGAGATGGGTTGGTCATGACTCATGGTGCAGCACATGATCCGTCATTACTGTTAGAAAAAGTTGATTATGCTGTAACAGATCTAATCAATGATGGTATTAATAACTGGTTGAGAATAAAAATTCCATCAGGAGCATCCGTTTTACAAGTAGGTCAGAATTTTTACTTTAATAAGAACGGAAATACTGCTGATAATATTGTCTCTACTGATGCTGATAATTTATCTGATGGAAGTATTTGGCATGTTCATAGTATTAGAGACATGATATCTAATTCTTCTGGAGTTTTCCAAGATATTAGATTGTCTAAGTATCCAAACAATGAAGAAATTTATACTACAGTCGGTGAAGGTTCTACAGCAAGTCCTTCCAACCCATGGGGTAATAATGAAGATAAAGCATATCCAGATGTAGAAGAGTTTGTTATTGATACTGCTGCTAATATTACTACTGCTGGATATTCTCTGCAGACTCCAACTCCATTCTTGCTTCCAGATGATGCTAGAGCATATAAAGGACAGAATTATTCTGATGATTCGTTGAATGATAATCCAACAGCATATGTTGATGGTGCATTCCCTTATCTCTATCCTTCTGGTGCTTCTGGAGATCCAAACTCTGTTGGATATATTGACACTACTCTCCAGGGCAGTGGTGGTATTCCCACATTAAAACAACAGATTAATTATGTTAACAAGAGACTTTACAAAAACTGGTGTTGGTTTAATGTAGATCCAAAATACTATAAAGTATATGAGTATCGTGTTCCTCGCTCTAGAATGAGTGGAGAGAAACTAAATGGTGTCATTACAGATGTTGTTTATAGCGACAACGTTCTTGACAAAAGAGCTGGTGATCCTGTACTAGAACCAACGACACAAGAACAGATCGAGTTTGAATCTGTTTGGGATTTAGATCCAACAAAAGTTACCATGTATAAAGTTGAATTCTCATGGTATGGTGCTGTTGGTGCTACCTTCCTTGCATATGTTCCTGTTGAAAACAACGAGGCGAGATGGGTAAGAGTCCACCACCTCAGAGCATCTAACCAGTTAAAGGTTGCTTCTCTTGGTAACGCTACACTTCCAATTACCTACATGGTATATGGTGGTGGCAGTAAGAACAGACATGGATATCAAAATACAGATAGACTTGCTAATACCGAGTCTGGATATGGTTCATTCTCTGAGCAGTTGGTTAAGTATGGTGCTTCTTACTATATTGATGGTGGTGACAGAGGAACTGTAAGACTATTCAGTTATGCGTCTGAAACACTAAAAGAAATTGGTGGTTCTAAGTATTTAATTTCTGGTAATGCACTAGACAATCCAAATCTATTTGATTATACTAACGGATCAAAACTAAATCCAAACCCAGGAACATCTTACATCAATGCATTTGCATTGAAGATTGATAATACAGGAATTGCTCCACCTGTAAGTGACTATTATATTAATGCTAGAGTTGTTACTGGTAATGCTAATGATCAAGACGTTAGAGTTATCTGGGCAAGACCAGCAGAGTCAACTACTTACGCTGGACCAAAGATATCTAACACTGCCATTAATTCATACGATCCCAACACTGGTCTACTGACACTTGATATTGGAGAGCATAATCATCAAGTTGGAGATCGTGTCTTAATAGAAGAAGAAGCATTAGGATTTACTTGCGGACTAGATAATTTTGCCTCAACAAAATATTATCCTAGAGCAACGGGATCTAATGAGCCAGGTGGTGCTGATCCAGGATACAATAACGAATTGGAAATTCTTTCTAAAACTTCAACCACCATTACTGTCAATGTAGGTGACTCCTCTGATACAACTGAGCATAGATTTGTTGGATATAATACTGGAGTTTATTCTACTACCGACACAATTATCACTGTTAATGCTGGACCATTCCTTTATCTAAGTAGAGCACTGTCTGCTACGAGTGGTAACATTTCCCTTGTTGTTGATAGACCACAACCTTTGATTGGAATCAAGTGTAGAAGGGAGATTAATGGTGTTAGAAATAGAGTTCAAATCTATCCTACTAGACTAGCCACTGGACTAACATCTAGTTCCGAGTCACTAGTTGTTCAATTAATCAAGTCTCCTTTATTCCAGACTCTAAGTGTTCCTGCATCGGGATCATCGATTGGTGTTAATGCATCTATTAACATCGGCAAGAGAGGAAAGAAAGTTCTTCTTCCTTCTTCTGAAATTACTGAGTATGGAACATATTTGGAAGAAGGTCAAAGTACTTATGGTTACTTCCGATATACGGTTGTTGGAGATACTTCTGGTGAAGCATCAACAATGCTTGGACTACTAGAGAAGACGGGTGGAAGTTACTATTTCAGTGCTAGTGAAGTAACGATTGATGAATTAAATATTAGGGGATCGTTCTTAAGAGTTTCTAACTGGTCTGGTCCTGGAGATAACAGTGATGATCCAGATCTAACAGCAACAGTTGAATCTCCTGGATTTAATGGATTCTTCTCATCAACTTTATCTAGACTCTCTGCTGTACAGATAGATACAGAACAGAGATCACCAATTCCTGGAACTGGTACAGTTGTTACTACTTTATTCTCTCCAAACTCTGGAGCAGAATTTGACTTACAATCATACTTTGATTATAATAAAGATTATCTGTCCTTCCCATTGACTGACTTAGTTGATTCGCTTTATGTTTGTGCTTCTTCTAAATCATTCTATGGTGATAGTAACGGAACAGGTGCATACGGTAAACGCGGAGAAATTTTAGCAAGTCTTACTTGGGAGGAGCAGTGATTCATGGGAAAGAAAGTTAAGATCGGTAATGATAGGCAACCAGCACCTCTCATTACCGAAAATGTTCCTCTGTATAATTTATCTACAGGTCAAGCTTTAACAGACGAAGGTGGAACTCCACTTGTTTCTGCAGAAGATACATTTCTCACATCGGAAGCAACATCTAGTAAAGCTACATCGTTAGTTTATACTAATGATAAAGCATACAATCAAACAAAAAATATTAAAATTTCTGGTCAGAATTTTAGTGCAGTTGGTAGTATAATTTCTGCTGCAAGTGGTTCTCGTTTCAAAGGAGAATTTAAATATAAAATTATATTTTCTTCCACAGATATTTTGCTAGGTTTATCAGAAGGAACAGTTCTTACAAATAGAAGAACTGGGGAATCTGGTGAAGTGCTTAGTCTTTCTCTAAATGAATTTAACACTGGTGGATTTTTAATCATATCCGATTATGAATCTACAATATTCTCAGGAGATCTGTTTGATTTTGGTACTGAAACCATCAGTTCTATTCAATCATTTTTTGTTGGAAAAGCAGGAGAACTTTCTTCTGGGGATAGATTATTATTACCAACAGGTCTTGATGGAAGTACTAAAGTATATGAAGTAAGAACGATTAAAGAAGTAATTGATAATCAGACGCTTGAGTTAAGTTTGAATGTCACATCAAATGTAAATTTGTTTGGGGAACTGATCAAACTTCAATCTATTAGAGTTGATCCTGTTTTACAAGTAGAAGAACAGTTTCCAACGTTTAGTGAAGTAAGTACAACTATTCTTGGATATCCAAAAGCAGAAGAACAGTTAGGACTATTTTCTAATGTATCTACTTATGGTTTGGATGAAGATGAGTTTATTTTTTATCAAAATGATGCTTTTTCAAGTCCAAGTGAGTGGGAAAACAGGAAGAATAAAACATATGGAAATCACTATGGATCTAGATATAGAGAAATAGGTGATGAAGCTGCTATTGCAATTGAATCGTATAGAGTTCCATATTCTTATCCGTATGGACCTAATGAAAGATATGGATACCAACAGGAAAACTTTAAAAAATTCAATACATTTCTAAAACTAGGAGCACTTCTTTATGATACTTTTAAGGAAAGTAATCCTTCCTATGCAAATAATTTTCTTCCATATATTCCAAACCATGTGGTATTAGATATTGATGATACTGGTGCAGGTCTTAATGCTCAAGTGGATAACATTGGCAACTATTTAAATTACTTTATACCTGGAGAGCAAATAATAATATCAAATACTGCTGAAGTAATTGGTACTGTTAAATCATTTAATATGAATACCAAAGTTCTTCATTTTAATGAGGAGATTGGTTACATTTTGGAAGACAGAAATGTTGTTCAACTTCCTATTGCTGGCGTACAGAGTGGATCAGTGGGTGATATCGTAGGAGATATGACATTCTCTGAACCAGAAGATTTCTTTACTAGTTTTGTTACACCACTTAATCCTTTCTACTCTAGCACGGATGATTTCTTTGCTCAGGTTGATACTTGGACTGAAACTTATAGAAAAATTCTTAGAGGAGATATTGATAGACCTAATGGATCTCCACTAGATTCATCTTTCATTCAAAACTTGGCACTTGTACAGAAGTATATTGTTACCCCTCTTGGAACTTCTGGAGCAATTGCTTCTAATGATAATACACGACCAGGGTATTCTACTGGACAAGTAACAAGAGCATACTTAGAATCTAGGAAGGCATTTAGATATCAACCAGGAAGAATTAGTGGATATACTTTTGGCGTCAGAGCATCTAATGATGCCCGAGATGATAACAATGTTATTATTGAGTGGGGTATTGGAAATAATACTGACGACTTGGTGTTTCAAATTAGAGGTTCTACATTTTCTATTGTAAGAAGAAGTGTTGTTCCATTATCAGAAGAAGTACTATCTTCTAATAGTTTGGAAGTTTCAGATCAAGTACTCATTGAGAAAGATACACAAAACAATGAAGTCTTTACTGGTTTAGAGAATAAAGAAGTATGGGAAACAGTTATTTCTAGAGACAGATGGAACGGAGACAAACTAGATGGTAATGGTCCTAGTGGATACCTCTGGAAGGCAGAGAATGTCACTATGTATAAGATTGAGTTTGGTTGGTATGGTGCTATTGGAATTCAGTTCTATGCTTATGTTCCCGTTGAAAATGGTGAAGCAAGATGGGTAAAATTACACAGACTTATCATTGAAAACAAATTAAACCAACCTTGTATGGGAGATCCTTACTTTAAGTTTAAGTATTCTCTTATAACTTTAGATCATATTAATGTGAAAACACCTCAGTATATCTACAAGTATGGAACTTCGTGCTACATTGATGGTGGAGATGAAGGAACTCTTAGAATTTATTCTGCTACATCAGAACCAAAAACAGCACCAGTTGAAATTGATGGAGCACCTTTATCCACATCTCTTGTTGCTATTCAACCAAAGACAGTAATATACAACTCTACAGGTACTGCCATTAAGAATAAGATGCAGGTATTTCCAAAAGAATTATCTGTTCAATCAACTGGTCTTACTGAAGTTAGTATTGTAAAGTGTAAGTCATGTCCTGGATTTGGACATACTTATCAACCTAATTTGAGTACTGGATACAATGGTGATGTTAGAATCTTCGATTTCCCTGCAACTGTCAGTGGTTATGATAGATCAAGAGTAGACTTGAGATTGCTTACTAAAGGAATAACAGCATCTTCTGGCGCTGGTGGATTTACTATTACTTTAGATAGTGTTGAATATATTAGAGTTGGAGATGTTGTAGATCCCAATAATATATTCGCTGATATCCCTCAGCAAACTTTGATAACTGCTATTGATACCGATACAAATGAAATTACTTTGAGTAATGCTTTAGTAGCATCTGTTAGTGGTAGTATAGAAATTCAACCTGTATTTTTAGAATCTGATTTATATTCTAAGGTAATAGGTGGAAGACTGTATCTTACCTATATTTGGGAGTATGATACTGGAAGTCTTGTAAGTATTGCTGGTCAAGAAGATAGATATAAAACCGCACTACTCGGAACTATTGACACTGCTGCAGTACTTGGAGATCAAGATTTAAGAATGCCAGATTATCTGATTGAGAGAGAACTTCCAGAAACATATAGAGTTGGGGATACTATTGTACCTTTCCCAACATCTTTTACTGGTAGACTATCTCAGTATAAAGCATTAGCAGCATCTTCTGTTCCTGTTATTGGAAGAAAAAATAGTTTATTATTCTTGATGACAGACTCTTCTGATACTGGACCATATTCTGATGGTCAGTATGCAGATTTTAGAGTGGGTGTTACATCATTGAGACCAGAATTTGACGGTGTGAATACTATAAATTGGTATGATTCTTTGGGAGTTCAGCAAGAGTTTACTGATGATTATAAATTATATGCTGAGAGATTTAATGAGGGCGTTGGATTTGATATTGATGGATTTGAAACAGGAGAAACTAGATTTGGTAGAATACAACCATTCTTAGTTGATTATAGAATACCAAATCCTCCTGGATCTAATACGGGAAGATGTTCTTTTCTCAATATCACAGTTAATGATGCTGAGTTTATTGAATGTCAACAAATTCGTGGAGATAATTTGCCTGCAGGTGACATTCAACCAGTATATCCATCGTTTAATTCCAATGCTTTCTATCTAAGAACTTCTAGTTTCCCATTTACATTTAATCCACAGAATGCTGAGATTGGATTTAATGAGAATGATCCAACTGGAATTGATGAGATTCCAACAGTCGGTTCTGGTGTGTACTTTAATTCGGATGTTATTACATATACAGATAGTAGCTCTGGAATTACATATCAATTAATTGAAATTACAAACAATCTACCAAATCAAACTGATCCAACATCAACTACTGTTGTTGTGTGGTATGTTCCTATATCTCTGGAGACTTATAGAAAGTTAGCAACAAAATCATTTAACTTTAATCCATTCCCAATTTATTTCTTTGTGGAACTTCGTGATGGATCTAGATTAAATGGAGCAGTTATTAAAGAAGAAGGGCAAATAAACAATACTTATAATCCTAGATGGTTTTTTACTGAAGAGATGTCTGTAACAAATGATTCTATTCAGGTAGGAACAACTGATAATGTCTTTACTACAACTGGAGATCTAACACAATCTCCTCCAAACTTTGTGGATAAAAAGAGACTGTCATCTGCACTGATTGATACTCAAAATCAATCGCAGTTGAGACCATATGAAGTCGTCGATAAAATTTATGTCGGACAAGATACTAAGTCTATATCTTTAGATAGTATTTTTGATAGAGATAAGGAGACTATCACACCAGACCTTCTAAATACTACAGCATACTTCTTTCTAGCGACTTCAAAAGAAACAGATCCTAATAATGAAAGGAGTATCCAAGCAACACTAACTTACGTAGAGCAGTAATAGAAATGGCTATTAAGAATAATAGGATATTTGGTTTATCTGTTCCTCTTTCTTTAGCGGATGTTATTTCTAGAAACGAGTCTCTATTTAGTCTTGGTATTAACAGAGAAGATCTTGAAATTATTCGAGGTATATCTGAGGGTGGTTTTGATAAATTAGATCTTCAAACAATATCTAATTTATCTGTTCCAGCATGGAAATCTTTTGATAGATATATTAATGATGTAACTACATATAGTGATACTCTGACATCATCTGGTGGATCTGATTTCCAACTGAGAGGTAATCTTCATGTTGCTGGTGGGATTGGATCTACTGCATTTAGATATAAAATATTAGATACAGAACCAGACCCACAAGATCCAAATGCAACTCCAATATTAAAGTGGGGAGACATCTCTACGTCTAGGGTAAGTTCTTGGAGTACTATTGGTACTAACATTTCTTATGGTGGAGATGTTGAGATTGGTGGCACTCTAAAAGTCGGAAAGATTAAAACAAGAACTGTAGCAACTACTAAGGTATTTGATTCCGAAGTTCCTACACATAGAATCAAGATTGATCTGAATGGTCAGACGAGATATATCTATGCAATGAAAGGTATCCCTCTACAATTTGAAGGATATTTTAGAAACTTTCTTGCTAAGATAGATTTTAATCCAGTACTTGGTAAGAAAGTTAGTTGGAGAATTAGAAGAACTGATGGTCTTACTAGTCCAGAAGATTTCGAAAGCTATGGTGGTACAAATACATCGACCTTAGATTATAGATCTCCCTTTTCTGCAGAAAGAATAGTTGAAGTTTACTATAGTCCAGATGCTATTACAAACATCGAACTATCAAATACAAATGTAAGAAACCTACCAAGAGTTGGTTTGAATAATTTAAAGACATTTATTTTTTCTAACAATGGACTTGTAGATTTTCCAGATGTTAATTTCTTTGCTCCAAATCTTGAGACATTAAACATTAGCAACAACCCTTTCTTCAATGCTAGTGATGCTGATGAAAGAAGATTGAATCAACTTATTGCAGATAAATTACCAGCAACTTTGAGGTCTTTGGATATACGCGGTGGATTTCTTGGTGGTATAGAACAAGGAATCTTTGGTAGATTTACTGAGCTGAGAACTTTACAGATTGATAAATCTGGATCTACATATTTTTATCCCGACAGTACAAATCCAAATGGAGAGTTACCATTCTTCTTTGGTGATCCTAATGATTCAACTACTCATAAGTTAACATCGATTTATGCTAGAAATAATGACTTCAGATCTATTGGAACTCCAACGGCAGGATCTAATCTTGTATCTGTAAAACAACTAGAATCTTTGGTTAATCTTTATCTCGATAACAATCCAAATTTATTAGACAATAACTTTCAGGTTGCCAGTGACGATATTGTCAATATAACAATAGACAGAACTAAACTAGCATGTCCTAATTTACAAGCAAGAACATCTCTTCGATATTTTACTGCTACTTTTAATTCAAACTTTAAATCTTTATTTAATAACTGGGATGGTACTGGTTTTACAGGAGGAAATGTTCCAGTTGGAGTGAGTGATGCTAGTTATAAGTTTGCTGGTTGTTCTTCTTTGCAGACAATTAATCTTTCTTTTTCTAATGTAGCAGGATATATTCCTAAGTTTATTGGTAATAGTTCTCTTACTTACATTAACCTTAGTGGATGTAATGGTCTTATTGCTGGAAGACCAGGAAAGTCTGATACTAAGTGCTTTTATAATGATACATTTGAGCAGGCAAGATCAGTGGCTACCATTTATGTTAGTATAAACAATCCAAATTTTGCTGGGGAAATTGATAGAAATACTTTTGTTCCACTCAATGATAGTCTTTCCAGATTAGATTTATTCGGTGCTGGTAGATTTACTGGTGCTTTCCCTGACCTAGAAGGATGCACAAAACTTGTTACATTGAGAAGTCAGGGTCAAAACTGGGGTAGAAATACAGAGACCACACTTCCAAATCTTTCATCATCATTTGGTATGACTAGAATTGAATTGCAAAATAATTATTTTATTGGATCTTTACAGTATACTAATAAAAATTCTTTGGATTATTTGGATGTAACTAACAATGATCTTACATCCATTTCTTCTGCATTTAGTGCTCCAAATTTAATATATCTTTATGCTTCATCTAATAACTTTACTGGATCTCTTCCAAATCTTGAAACATCATGTCCAATAGTTGAATATGTTTCACTAAACAATAACCAATTTACCAGCTACACTAGAGGTAATGGATTTGTAAATCTTCCTAGACTAAAGCAACTAGATCTTTCTGCAAACATTCTTTCTCAAACAGCAGTAGATAATGTACTGTTTGATCTTGTTGATAATTATAAGGCAGCAAATAGAAGTGGAGTCATTGTTAACCTAACTGGATCAAATGCATCTCCTTCTCCTTATCCAGTCATTGAAGGTATCATAACTGGATTTGATCCAATCTTGCAACCAGCGATTAATAGTGGCGTTGTTGTTGATCTCGGTGGGGTTGGTGGTCTAACAAATCCAAGTGAGTATTCGCCAGTGTCTGGTAATTATTCTAATCTTACTGTATTCTATCAAACTCCTGGTGGTGCTGGAAGAACTGCTAAAGCATCATTTAGAGTTAATGTTGATTATGATGAAGATTTAGTAGAAACTATAGGATCTTTTACTGCTCCTAATAATAATCCTGCTTTATATGATACTGGTATAGTCAATACTATCGGAACATTTTCTGCTCCTCAAAATGCTTCTTCTTTATATTCTACTGGTATTGTAAACGGACTTGGGTCATTCACTGCTCCTGGAAATACGCCACCTCAGGGAGTAGTTAATGCTATTGGATCTCCAACTGCTCCTAGAAATATACAACCAACTGGTATAGTCGATGTCCTTGGAACATTTTTTGCTGCAAGAAACAACGATCAATTCCCACCATATGTTGCTGGAACATATACAGATTCCAATCCACCAGCTGGAGGAACAGCAGCACAAGTATCTCTTACTGTAAATGCACAAGGTCAAGTTACTGATGTCACACTAGTTTCTGGTGGATCTGGTTATACAGATGCTGACCAAATTGTTGTTGCAACTGATGTAACAATTGAAATTGATTCTGTATTCGACCAAGCATCTCCATATGTTTCTGGAAACTTTACAGATTCAAGTCCTCCTGCTGGAGGAGTAGCAGCTGTAGTGTCTATAAGTGTAAATGCACAAGGTCAAGTTACTGGTGCTACATTAGTTTCAGGTGGGGAGGGATATTCAAACGGAGATAATATCATTGTTCAAACAGATGTTTCTGTACCTGTAGTTGATGCCATTGACATTGATCCTTCTTATATTGGTGGAACTTATACAGATCAAAATGCTGGTGCAGGAAAAACAGCTGCTCAAATAACAGTCGGTACAGATGCTGGAGCAATTACAACAGTCTCTATTTCTTCTGGTGGATCTGGTTATACTACTAGCGATATTATTAGAGTGCTTGATGATGTCACTATTCCTATCACCAGTACTTATGATGAAAACCCAGGATATTTCAACATCTATACGGCAGGAACGTTTGCTGATACAAATCCTCCTGCTGGAGGAACTGCTGCTACTGTTACCGTTAATTTAAACGGTAATGGATATATTACTAGTGTTGTATTAGCATCTGGTGGAACTGGATATACTACATCAGATACAATTACAGTTTCTCCTGACATAACAGTACCAATCAGTACTGTTTATGATGAGACCCCAGCACAACAGGGAATTTATCCAGCGAATAAAACAAATGAAGTGTACCTAGATACAAGTGCTCCCCCAGGAGGAACTGCTGCTAGTGTTAATGTAACTACAGATGCTGGTGGATATATTCAGAGTGTTACTTTAAATAATCCAGGAACTGGATATTCTATTGGTGATACTATTAATTTCTTGGGCGATGTTTCTGTTCCAGTTAATACTATAATAGATAGATTTTATAATAGTGCTTCTTATACAATCACTAAAATAAATAAAGGTGGATATGATTATGCTCCTGGTGACATTCTTAAAACGAGCGATTCTATTTTCTTTGAGAAAGCAGATGGAACTTTAAGCAAGGGACATCTTATCTTTGAAGTTTCGAGTATCACCTCAAGAGTAGATACGACAGTATTTAAGGGTGTTGCAGCAGTAGCATATCTCAGAAATGTAGGTTGGACAGTACAGGTAAATAACTAATGGCATCAGTTAATCAAGGGTATGTTACTAGTTTCAACTTATCGGAAACGATTGATGAAACTCTCACCATCAACAACTTGGGTGGAGGAAGTATATCTGATGACCTAAGTATATTTGCTGGCAACACTAAAAATTTTAGTAGAATTGTTTATAAACCAAACACTCCAAATTTTTCTGCTACTATAACAGCAGGAACTACTCAATTTCAATTTGATTTAATTTCTTGCTATGGAAATGGAGACCCTATTAAAATTAAGATAGGAAAAACCATTAGTGATATAACTTATGATTTTGAATTGGATGAATTAACCATAGAGTTTGACTCTGCTCATGGTTTAGTTCCCGATTCTATAGGAAATTTTATAACGATTGTTGATTCTTATTTCGATGGACCAGGAACAATTTTCTTTAATGAAAGAACACTAAAGATCGCTACCATTCCAACTGCTACAAGTATTACAATTGTAAATACTGGATACTTAGATATATACGAGGATGAACCAGGAGTTTTCGATCCATCTGCAAATCTTGCTGTTGGACAATCAACAAGATATACCTATGCAGTAACAACATCATTTCCCTTACCTGCTCCTCTTTCATATACCAATGATTATTTTGCAGTACTATCGAATGGAATTAATCAATTTAAATTATCTAATTCATATAGGAGAGGACAGTTAATTGTTCCATTATTAATTACTGATCCTATTAATGATCCTTTAATTTTTGAGAGAAGTAATGCTGTAACACAGCAAAATTTACTTAATCTGGTTAGACCAGATTTTCAAGACGAAAATAATGCTACTGGATCAGTTCCAATTTTTTATAATGATGTTCTTGGCAGATCTTTTAATGAAAATTTTGATTACCTTGAATCTATCTTGGACTCTTCAAATTATTTTAGATTAAAGAAATATAGAAGATCAACCAGTAATGTCTTTCGTGAGAATCCTATTAAACTAGAGGGAAATATGAGAACTCTAGATCCAGATAATGCCAACGTTGGCACAGAAGAAATATTTGCTGAGACTAGTCCTGGTATTTTTATTATCGATCCAGATTCTTCTACAGATAATATTATTAAACTAAGATCATTCTCGGATAATACATCACCATGGGAATATGACGGTGTTGCTACACTAGAATACTCTGCACAATCTCTTGTGTCAACTACAACATCACAGGCACAAGCATTAGCTGGTCAAACTATGAGTATCGGAAACATGATTCTCAAAGGCAATCCAATTGGTATGGATAATTTGCAGGGAGTAGTTGTAGAGTCTGGAACTTTTACTCCTATCCAGAAATTTACACATAAACTACCAGTGCTTATTAATGGAGAAGAATATAATATTCTTCTGACTAATCTAATTTAACTTCCTAGTATCATATAGAAGGTATTGCCAGCATCATCTTCTATAGGTAGGTAATGTGATATATTTTCTTCATTATACACAATGACATTGCCAGCGACATTGGTATCGTGTCGTATCTCCAAGTCATTGTAAGCAACTGTTGAATTATTATTTAAATTTCCTCCTCCATTAGAACTAAAATCATCTACTAATGCAACACCAAATGATGTTGTTAGTCCAGTTGAGTTAGCAGCAAATGGTGGTGAAGTATCTGTTGGTTTGAAGCAAACTTCTTTGTTTACATCTGATGATGTGAATACAATATTTTTTACTTTTGCTGGATTGTATTCTAATACTGTTAGTAGAGCAGGACTTGATCCATCAATATGAGATATTGTAATGCGATTATTTACACTATCAATGTTAGTTACTCTTACTTTGCTGTAGAGTTCTTTGACAGATCCATCTAATCTTTCGGCAAAATTTACAGCAGGGAATGCATGTACATAATCATTGAGAGTGATGTCTGTAACATCATCGAGATCTAAAACTACGCTTGTTGAAGCAGTGTCATTCTGAGTAGCTAGTAACCTTTGTTTTATTACACCTTGACAGAAAAACTTTAGACCTTCATCAGTCAATCCTGAAGTTTGATATACATAGAATCTTTGATTGCCTATTGAGTTTGATGTGGTAGCATTCTTTAAAAGAATGTTAGATCCATTGTATAGATCTACTAATCTACCTACAGCAACAACTCCAGGATCTCCTTCTGTATCATCATCATATGTAAATGATAAACCATCTGATAGTACTATTTGATCTTTGGTGATATCAGATAATCCGTATGAATCTGTTATCGTTTCTATTCTATCATCATAAACATCACCATTACCGAAAGCAGCAAGAGCTCTATGGTTAACAAAAGTTAGTGAAGAAGAACTATAAGTTCCTACTGGTCTTGGATCAATTTCTATACTATTATTGATGACTACATTTGTTACCCTTGTACCAGGAACAATACCATTACCAAATACAAAGTTTCCTATTTCAATTCCTTCGGTTGAATTTGGTTGGGAGTTTGATATAGTTACAGTTGATATACTATTTTGTACATTGCAACCAGTTATGATGGTTTCTACTTCGGAAATTGAATTGGGGAAACTATAATAAGAAACTATAGGGTTGAAGTTGTTGACATTTGCATAACTATCTGCTGGTTCTGGAGTCTCTGATGAAGTTATAAACGTTCCTTGTACATCGCCAATTGTTCCTTGTAAACCAACTCCAGTTCCTCCTACACTAATTGAAGTCTCAACGAATGATCTGAAGTCTCCAATATCATAGTTTTGAAAATAGTCTCTTGTAAATAACTCTTTATAATTTAAATCTATCTCTCCTCTTTGTGGATCTATTAAATTGATATCGATTCTCTTTTCTATTTCATCTCCCTCTGGAATAGAATCTTCATCAATAAACCATGTAATTCTTATTTTGTATGCTTCCCATTGAGCTAATGATCCGAGAGAAACATCTATTGTTCTATAAGCAGATAAGGAATTTGTAGTTCCAGACACTCTGGCGGTGTTGAGATCCGCTGATTGATCTAATTTAGTTTGATCTATTAGAGTTGTTAGTTTAGTAAAGTCGTAGTTGTTATAATTGAAAGTGTTTGTTGCAGAATCATATGCAAAGTCTCTTGCTTCAGTGCCATCATCAAATTCTATTTTTACATATCCTCTTGCTCGTACTCTTAAACTGAAATTACCATTTACAGTTGGTTTTAAATACCCCTCCCATTGTATTCCTCCATACAAAGAAGTTGCTTCCAGAGCAATTTTATTACTAAAATAAAAGTTTCCTCTTTCCCAGAAGTCATCTGTTTTTAAATCAGATTCTTCAACAAATCCCAAGAAATCTGAGGCTGGATCATTGGGAGTCTGTCTTAGAATAGCATCGTTATCGTAATAGGTTGCTGATAAACCATCACCACCAGCAAAGTAAGGTTCTGAGGTTGTGAAGTATGCTTTATCAAATCTATTTTCTAAAGTAATTAGTGGATCATAAACTTCTAGATCTCCATTCGGTTGGATGTTCTTTACAGTTGCTCCAGATGCTGTAGAAAAAGTACCAGTGTTTAGATCTGATAGATAAATGTTTTGAATAACTCCCAAGTCTTCCCATGTAAAGGAAGTAATACCATCTGACAGTCCATCCAACAAGTTGTTAAGAGCTATCTTTTTGCTTGGTACATCAGCAAGATTTAAATCTCTTTTTAATCCAAACTTTTTGAATACCTTTAGTGCCATTTTTTAGACCTGTCCTTGTTATATTTATTCCCTAAATAGAAGAGCCTAATTGTGGCTCATCATGGCAGAAGAAATTAAAGAAACTCCTAAAGAGGAAGAGAAAAAGAAAGGTCCGTTTGCTAAACTAAAGGATGCTGCTGCTGATCATGAAGGTCAGTTAGAAGCGATCAGCACAATGGTTAGACTTGGTATTCTTATCTGGTCTGGTGGTATTCTTACGCTTGCCTACATCAAACTACCTCCTGCTCTTGGTATTCCCGAGCAGAAACTTGATCCTACTTTCATCGCATCCGTCTTCACTGGGGTCTTAGCTACCTTTGGAGTTCAGACTGCGAAGAAGTCTGGTGATGGAACAATGAAGATGGGTGCTGCTGGTGGTGGCGTGTCTAAAGCAGATCTAGAGAAACTGATTGCTGCTGCAGCACAGACAGCACCTGCTCAAACGATTCGTATTGAACAAGCACCTATTCAAATTGCCACCGCACCTAAGAAGGATGGTGAGCCACCTGTAATGCCTACTATCTAAAACCATGCAAAAACTTATCAACCTTCTTGCTCTTGCTTCCTTTGGTGTATCTGCTGCCGTTGTTGGTGGTGGTGCATATTTGTATCTCAATAAAGATACATTGATTGAAGATGCAAGAGAGAAAGTAACCAAAGAAATTACTAAGACAATTACCGAAGCACTCCCTGGTATGATCAGTGGTGCTATGCCAGAGATGCCTAAGATGACTGGTGGTGCTCTGCCTACTGGTCCTAAAACTACAGGTCCTGCTATCCCCTTCTGAAAATGACAACTAAAACACCAACGAAGAAAACATTGCCAATAAAGACCATTGGATTGGCATTACTTGGTCTTGTTGGTGTCTCTCATATTGGACTGCTGGGGTATGTATTGAGACCACAAAATCAGGTTCATCAACCACCTACAATTAACATTCCCCATGGTCCATACTCATCGTATAGGATCAAAGCTGGTAAGGATGGATATGAGATTGAATTTCGTGCCAACGATCCTAAGGTTTTAGAATCTGAGAGATCTTTGAATGTAGATAGAGACAAAAGAGGATTATTTGGTGGTGGTTCTGAGAAAAGAAATGAATATCGTAGAGATCAATACACTCAGGAAGGATATAGAAACCTTCAGGGAGGTGAATTGACTGAGGGAAAGTCTGCAAAAGACATAGAGTGCATCGTGGCGGACGCTGGAGCACGATCTCAAGGTGCGATGGCAGGTAGTGCTATTGCCGCAGGCGCCGCTGTTCCTGCCCTTGCTAGCATCCCCTATGTGGGTTGGTTAGCAGGTGGTTGGGCGTTGCTCCTAGGACAGAAAGCAGGATCTGAGATTGGATCTGAAGTTGGAAAAGTATTTAATGATTGCTAATGGAAATTCCTAACATCACTTCTCCCAACATTAACATTAGGGAGATTGACATTCCACAGGTAGTAACTGCTAACGAATATTACACATCAACTCCACTAGCACCACCTGTAGTGGTAAATATTGGTGTGCCTATTGTTAATGTGCCTGGTTGTGTTGAAGCCCACGAAGCAAAAAACAAATCTAAAACTGTCGGAAGTGATGACGACAGAGGACTGGTTACGTATTGTGACGCTGGCGTTCCCAGTTATAATCCTATTAATTTTGAACCTAACCAGATGCTGCCAACACAGCGTCCAAAGGTAGATACGAGGCAACCTGATACTCCCCCTGTTCCTGAGTTGCCGATACCTAAAACTCCTCCATCTGGTGTGGTAGTTCAGTGTCCCACACCAGCACAAGCAGCAAAAGAACCTGTAGGCACATACATTGAGGGGTTTAGAAAGAAGGTTACTGACTATCAGTTAGTTGGTAACCAGTGTATTCAGATTACAGAACCTGTGCCTCTACCAGAACAGATTGTTGCTGGTCTCCCTAGTCCTGGAACTGTCATGACCACTGGTGGTATTGCCGTGGTTGCTACAGCATCAGCACTTATGGCAAAACCGCTGGCAGATATCCTACTAAAGGTTATCAAACCAACGATTAAAAAAGTTATGAAAAAGATTGCTAAGATCAGGGGGAAGTCTGTTCCTGTTTTGTCTGTAAAGGACCGCCAAGATCTTCAGCGCGAGAGGACACAGGCGATTCGGGAGTTGAGGAAGGTCTTGAAACCGAAGGGATAGAATGGACATGTGGATGATCATGACCTGGAGGATTATTCACAACCACATCAGCACACACTTTATAATAAGGTGAGCGTGGGTGGAACATGATACCCTGCTTCATCAATTCACCACAATTTTTTAATCTAGCGATCTCAAAATCTAATCTCTTGTTAGCAGTTGTCTGTTGCATCAAAGCGATGTTAGCAGCAGCTGCTTCTTTACATTGGTCCTGTAGTTTCTGATCTAATGGTTTGCTCCATGTCATAGAGAAACCAACACCTAAGTTATAGTTATCTTTTTGTCCTGTTCTTACAGGAACTTGATATAATACAGAACCAGGATTGTCTGGTGCTCCATCATCATCCATGTCTCTCATATCGTAGACAGGATCATAGTAATATGGTTCGTATGGTGATTGCTTAGAAGCAGAACCAGTCACATATGGAGTAATATTTAGAGTAGGTCCTTGGCATTGTATACCTCCGCCATATGTATTTGTGATATAGGGACCTTGTAAAACCTGGATCGCTTGATTAGTAACAGAGCCTGAAGAATTAGCAACGGGAGCAGCTGTAGCACTAACACCCCCGACTTCAGCGTATGCTTGAATTGGGAAAGCAAGATTGATACCTACTGTGAGAAGATAGAGGTAGTGTCTGTTATGCTTGTGACTTCTGTGGTTCTTTGAATGATTGTTTGATTGCTTAAACCAGGACCTTGGTAAGATTCTGTGAACTGAAATGCTCCGCCTGGTGTCGTCTGTGTAAAGTTTGGTCTGCTTGTTATTCCTGTCCATGATGATGTCACGCCATCTATAGTTACATTGTTAGCACCTGTGCCTGGTTGTAAAGAACCTGATGCTGTAATTCCACTCCCTGTTACAGAGTATTGATACCCTGTGTTATAGTCCATCGAGTTGATGGTCTCTGTAATTTTTTGTGTCGTCTCAGTGTGGCTAGTCATTGATCCCTGTGTGAAGTTGGGGACTACTGGGACCGCCATAGCAGGAGATCCCAGTAAGAATGCCACGAAAAGTAATCTCTTCATGGTTATCTATATAAGTTATCTAATGGTGATTTCAGACACGAATTGTCCAGTAGCACTTGTGCCAGCACCACCAGCAGTCAATGACATCGTGCCAGCAGAATCGATAGTACCAGCGAGAGCACCAGCCACACCTCCACTAGTCGTGGTGACACTTCCAAACGCGGGTAAGGATGAAGCCACACCGCTAGTAACGGTCGTTCCTGTTGGGATTGCGTCTCCTTGGTTGAAGGTTTCTGTGAAGGAAAAGGCACTCCCGTCAGTTGTTTGGGAGTATGTGCCAGCATTCATAGTGGCAGCAGCAGTAGCTCCCGAAGGTGCTGTAAGACCGCCAAGAGTAGCAGAGACATTAGAACCACTCACAGAATAGGATGAACCTAGACGAGTTGCCTGAGAGGCAGCAGCATCAACAGTCAGTTG